TTCCTTTATTTATTTTTTATTTCGTAAAATGAACCGAGTTGTTTACCTATATTTTCGTAGATAGACTCCAAGTTTCTTTGTAACTTAACTATTTTTTCTGATATTTTTTGAAATTCATTTACTGTTTCTTTTAGTCTTTTTGAGTTTCTTCTATGTGATACCCCTTCAAACCAATCTCCAGATTCTTCTACCATATTTTTACTCGCAAATTCAACCATTCTCTTAATTTCTGAAACTATTTCTGGTAGTGCTTTTGAACGATGAATGATAGAACGGTATTCATTATATTTTGAAATAGATTCGATATATTGTTTCTTTTGTTCTGGTGTAAGAACTTTTGTGTTTAATTTTTCAGACATCACTTCACGAACAGCATCTGCAACAAGTTGATTCATTTCTTCTCTTGTTATTTTTGAGTTAGTTTCGCGGACTTTTTTAGGAAGATTTTTATGTGATGTACCAGCAAATGCAGATAATTCCTTTTCAGACATTGAACTTGCAAGATCTTTTACGGATTTACTAACTTTGGAAGCAGGAACTTTTCCTCTTTTGTAAGCAAGTGCAAGTCCCATTATTTTTTGTTGCTGTTGTGATAATGATGGCATTATTATCTCCCATCGAATATACATTCACACACATTACCTATTTCACAAATAATGTTTGTTATATTATTATGAATACGATTCATCTTAGGATCAATTTTTGAAATAGTTTCGAGACTAACACCTTCTCTAATTAAACCTTCCTGCATACCCTCTGGATACATAAATGCACCATGTGTTGATGGATTTGATACAAAGTCCCAACCAATCAATTCAAAATCATCTTGAACTTCAACTGTGTTCTCGGATATTTCTTCCACTGATCCCAAACCTCTTGACGATATTCCAAGACGAATACCTGCACCAAGAAGTTGTTTTAGGATATTGCCAGACGGTGTTGGTAGTATCTCAACAGTTCCTACAACATCATTACCTTTCCAATCTACACCGAGAACATTGTGAGAAACATTACGAAGATTGATAACTGATGAATCGGGATGGTCAAGTTCACCGAGAGCACGATTTTCTTTTATATTGGTTGCAGCATATTTTTTAACTTCACGCATCAAAATCTTTTTAGGATATACTCTACCGTTTTGATTTTTTGCCTCTGCTCTTTGTAAAACACCCGAAACTATAACTTTACCGTTATTTTTTCTTTCAGATTCTGCAATCAATTTTGGATTGGCAGCAAAAAGTATAGTATCTACGAGTAGTTGTTTCATTTTTATGCACCTAATTCGTTAATCTTTTTTGTAATTCTATTTATTCTTTCGGATATTTTTCTCAATCTAGCCATTGATTCACCCCATAGAGTTCTTTGATCAACATTCATTTCCGTTTTTAATTTCAATGCATGTTCAACTACTCTCTCTACTTCATAGATTGTTCTATTTATGTTTTTGATAGAATCGTTTATTTTTCTATTTGAACTTCTAGTTTCATCTTTACGGAAATCATTATATGTCCCCTCGTTTATCACACCCATTGCTTGTCTATAAACGGATTCGTAATTCTTCTTGGATTTTTTAGGAACAAGTTTATATCCGTAAACTTCTGCACTTTCTTTATTGTGTTCTTCAAAATCTTCTTCACTCTTAGCAAATGCATTTGGTGTTTGGTATCCTGGAACACCCGCAGTTGTGTTCATTTCATCTAATGATAATTCTTCAGCAAACTGACGGTATTCTTCCGATTCTTTTAATTTTTTTATGAAATGTTCTACACTCATAATACACCTTATTTTGAAAGTGGATTTCTTATCAAGGCATAAACAGTTCCCGAATCTACTGTAATTGATGATAAGGATATTTCAAATATACGTTGAGATCCAGACAAGGCAGATAATGGAATACTGCCACCTTTGGAAAAATAAGCGGTTCCGGTTGCACCACTTGGAACTATCAAACCACCTACTCCAAAATTTGAACCAGTAAATGTAGTTGTGCCAGATGCACAAGTTAATGATTGTAAAAATTTTCCAGGATGACCTTTTCTTTCAAACTCATTTGCTGCTGATGATGGAAAATTATACGGATGTATTTCGTTTACGGACATTATTTACTCCAAGATAAATCATCTATTAAACTATAATAACGAAGTAAGGCGGATATATGATTTTCTTCTACTTTTTTTATCGATTGGTATTCATCTAAAAGACCAACAACTTCTTGTAATTTTATCTTCAAAGACTTATCATTGACTCTATGCATGTTTTTAGTAAAAAGTCTTTTTATAGTTATAGCTTCTGTTTGAACCAAAGACTTCAAATTATTGGTATTACTAACGTTTTCTATGTATTCCCTCAACAAAACTTTTTGAGATTCTGTCAAATTACTGTACTTGGTATTAAATTTTTCAACCAGATACTTGTAAGCCATTATACGAACTTCTTTTGGTTCATTCACAATAGCAACGTTTTCAGTTATTACAGAATTATTTGACTTTGATGTTATATTTTCAAGTATGGTTATACGAGATTTTGTAATTTCAACAGGATTTTCTAGTTCATTAAATTCAAATACTTTGTAGACAGACGCTAGTAATTTATAGTTTTGAACTTTTGTTTGAAAAAATGAATCAATATCAAAATTTTCTTTGATTGCCTTTATCAATTCATACTTTTCATTGCTTAGTTTATTTCTATTTAATCCTCTACGGGCCTTTAATGCAGCTTCTATTAGCATATTTGCCTTCGTGTCCGACTTTAATCGTTCATCACAAAGAGTTTTATACAGTCTATATTCCTTAATCAATTCAGTATTTTTATTGAAATGCCTTTTTAGAATCTGAATTGCAACGGATTCATTGGAAGAAATAATGTCTGATGTTATTTGTCTTGTTAATAACTCAAACAACATTCCAGTATTTTTGAATTTTGAATGTTTAATTTTCTTCATTTTTCCTTATACCTGTTTGTGTACACTTCATAGAATAAATATACAAAAAATTACAATTCATCTAATAAATTGTTTTCATCTAATAAATTTGGTTCAATATCCTCTTTTATTGAGGGTTTAAGACTTTCTGATATTATGGACTTGGTTTTTATCTTTATATCAGACATACTCCCAATTAACTTTTCAATATCTCTGTTTTCCAGAGAAAGTGGTGATCCACCTTTATGATTAACCTTTGGTGAATTATTAACCTTTAATGTATTACCAACATCTTTCTTTCCGAGTGGATCTCTACCAAATGGACTATTATCTGTTCCGTAATCCAAATTCTTAGCAGGTCTACCCGCACCTGGCCAACCGCCATCTGGAACTTCATTATCTGTTATCATTCTTCCGCCACCACGAATTTGCATACTTGCAATATCATGTGGTGTTCCGAAAGATTCCTTTGTTACCGCAGGATCATTTCCTTCGTTTTCAATTTGTTTTTGACGGAATGCATGTTTAATATCTTCAAGAACTTCATTCTTTTCAAATTCTGCCTCGTCTTCTGAAAGGTTGAATATGTTTGAATAAATATACTTCAATGAAAATAATTTCTTTTCAATTAGTGTTCCAGCCAAATCTACCTTCTCTTTCATAAGAGCAACTTTCTCTTGTTCATATATGATAGAAGGACCAGTTAAACCTAATTCAAAGTTTACCAAATCAGCATTTTCATATCCTTGAGCATAAAGATGAACAATTGCAATTTTAGTTAATTCAGATATAACAATTCTTTGTATTCTTTCAATAGTTCTAGCAAAACGAATATCAAGTGCAGCCAATGTTGCCTTGCCTTCTGTTCTTTCATCATAGCCCAAATATGGCTTAGGAACTTTAAGAGCAGCAAAAATTTTACTTTTAAGATATTCAATATCCTGAATAGAATCGTATTGTAACCCGGCAAGTGTTTCAATTGATGTTCCAGATTGACCACCACGAACAGGAAGATAAAAGTCTTCCCAAAGATTTTGCATATTGAAACGAAGATTGTAGTCACCTGTTTGTTCATTAACAAGTGGTGTTTTCTTCATTTTGTTCATAAGGTTGTTCATATACTGATCAACTTCGGCAGGTGGTATGTTACCAATATCGACTTTGAATATACGTTTTTCAGGTGCACGCATTATACGATGTATCAACATCGCATCTTCCATAAGCAACAGCTGTTTGTAAAGTTTCCTAGCACCTTCTAGCATAGACTTACCATAAGGAAGATAATTTGTATCACCTAGTAAACGAAAATGTGCAATCTCATAATTTTGAAATTCACCTTTACCAAGTGGACCCTCATAAACAAATTTAGTCATGTAAATATGTTCTGGATCAGTTCCCTCTTCTCTTTGCATTTCATATGGTGAAAACGGAACTACATTCGTTATACCCAATTCATCCTTTACATCGAGATACAAATAAAAATCACCGTATTTACAAAGGTTACGAATCCAAGGCCACAGATTATATTCTATATTAAGAACATCGTAAAAAAGGTTACGAAGTATTTTACGAATGTTATCATTATCTGTTTTTATAGTAAGGACATCACCCGTATCATTTTTCAAAGTGCTTTCATCAGAATATATGTCAAGTGCAGATGATATTATGGCATCTGTGTCCATTGCCTCATAATCAGTATAAAGGTCTATCTTTGTTGCTGAAAATGAGTTGTATTGATTGTATACTGATATTGGCGTTCCCTTTGTGCCATGTAATCTACCGTAACGGTCAATAACTTTTGATGTATGTGGATTTCCGTCCGCCTGATACCTTGCTGTATCAACAACTTTTAATTTTTTTCCACCAACATTTCTTACAACAACATTTGTTGAAAAAAGAGTTTTTAATCTATCAAATAATGATTTTTTTTGTGCCATTTGTTACCTTTTTTCTATAATATAAACTTAATATAAATATGTAGGAAAAATATCAAAACACTATTTTAGCAACCAAGTAAGGTCTTCATTTTGTCCATTGACATTCATACTCCAACCATCACTACTGTCACCATATTGATATGAAGGTTTTAGCGGTGTTGTTGATTTACCCATGTAATCCAAACTCATTCTCGTCTTCAACAACCCCTCTTGACGAAGTTTTAATGCAGTATCTCTAACCCAAAGTCCTATTGAGAATGACATAACCAAGTCATCATTATATCCTGTTTGTGCCTCGGCCTTTGAACCATTCCAAACAAATACATAAAGTTCTTGTGTTAATCTCGAAGACTTTATTATTGGCAACCTTTCACGGAAATATGTTTCCAATTTTGAAATAAGAAGTGGTCTTGTTTTTGCACTTGTAGTGAATCCAGGAACCATCTGTGATTTATCTTTTAGATCATACCCTCTTGGTATATGAACCGAAGGATCGGTATACCCATCTTCTTTGTATGTATAATAAAGATTAGGATAACCTCTATCAATAATTTGTTGAATTACTGCCCATCCAATGTTAGCATTTTCAACTACAAGAAGAGCATCGTTGTATTCTGTTCCAACTGATACCAACATATTACCATAAGTTTTTGTATCAAGTTTTCCTTTATACTCTGCAACTTGTTCCATATTTTCCACATCTATGACATGGAATGCTGAATTATCATTTCCATCACCACGAGCAACGTCAGCAATAACCATATATGTTTTATTTGGTTCTGGATAATCCCAAATCCAATATGCATCTTCCGCACCTCTTTTTTCTTTTGGTTCACATACATAAGTTTGTTCATACCATTGTACAAGTTCACCATCAATTACGGCACGACCAGATGCAAGAAAGTTTCCGTCACATTCTTGTTTTGCCATATCTGGACCCAATAGTATGTCTTGTTCATCACGCCATTTTTGGTCACGGTCTGGATGAACTTGCCATAATAATTCTACTGGATTAAATGCGCTTTCTTTTGTTATCGCCTTTACCCATTGTTTATGGTAAAAGTTACCAACACCATTTGGCGTAGAGTTAATAATGGCAGTACCACCAGTAGCAAGTGTTTGTTGTGCAGATGCCCATATTCTATCTATGTCATCAATAAATGCGGCCTCGTCTATGATAAGAAGTGAAAGTGCTTCAGAACGGGCAGAGTCAGCGGCAGCAGAAACGGCTTTTATTTGTGAACCGTTCTTAAATCGAAGTGAAAGTTTGTTATCTTCTTGAACACCGGTCTTTAACCAACTTGGCATATTGTCATACATAACACGAACTTTCGTTACCAAGTTTTTAGCAGTTTCTTGTTTAGTAGCAATAACA